TAACCCAGCTGCTGGTATCTGCCCAGCCAGTGAGTTTTTGTATTGCATGTAGGCGGCGTCTTGCGCTCTGCCTATTGAGCCAGAACCCATTTGCCCAAAGTACGGGGAGTTGTAGACATCCATCGTACCCGTCATGTTCGATGGGTTGTTTTGAAAGGCTTTGTATTCAGGCGACTGGTAGAAGGCGTCTTCTTTAGATACAGACCCACTTAGATTCGGTTTGAAAGGAATTGGCGCAACTCCAATCGCTGCGGGTTGAATTAAAAACTTACTGAAAGGCATATCACACCCCCGAAATTACGTCCATCGGCTCCCACGCATCGTCATCGTCTTGCTCAAAGTAGCTTGTCACGGCCAATTGGTCGATATATGACAGCGCATCCGGCAAGTCATCATGCACACCCTGCGAGGGATACATCAGAAGTTGGTCAATAAAATAATACCAGTCTTCTTCGCTGTTCAGGATGACTCGGCCATGCTCGAATCTTCCTTGAAGCGACCAGATGATTCTATCTGTTTTCTTACGGTTGCCGTGAGTTAAATCGACAATGTGGCTGTAGACATTGTTTTTTCTCATCAAATCACTCAGATACGGCAGAACAGCGTTCTTCAGCGCCCCCTTCTCAATGCCGATAGACAAAGGCCGGTATTCCCGCATCGCCATCAAAATCTTGGAGGCTGTCTCTCGGATATCCCAGCGTCCGTGTTCTATCGATTTGACCCACCATTTGCCATCTTCCGTTACCTTGACCACCGCAATGGCTGACTCATCCAGCCGCTTCTTAGCATTGGCAGCCTGTTTAGCGACCTCCTCGAAGCCAGCCAAGTCTACTGCCACGAAATAGCTGCCATGCTCAGGCTCGACCCCGTACTTGATCCACTCCTCTTTAAAAACATCCGCGCCAGCATTGGAGAAAGACGCCATGTATTCTTGCTTAAACGAGAAGGAAGACAGGGTTTTCTTGGCTGACTCAATCTCCGTTGGGTCGATCAAGGGGTTGTCGGCAGTGGTGAAGTGCCAGGACTTCCATTCAGGATCAGTACCGTCTTGCCCTAAGTTGTACAAGTCAAAGAACCAGTTGCGCCCTTTCGGAGTGCCGATCATCATGCAACGGCCTTTCCTGTCGGATAGAGAAGCACGAATAACTTGTTCCCAAGCCTCGGGTTTGATGTCGGCTACCTCGTCCAGAACGGCATAGGTTAAGGAGACTCCACGAAGGGTATCCGGTCTATCAGCCCCACGGACGTAGATTCTCGCTCCGTTTATCAGGGTAATGTCCAAGTTGTTTACATGGCTAGACTGGATGACCTCTCTGCCCAAGTCTAGAAGCAAGTCCCAGATGATCTGTCTGGACTGTCCCATCGTGGGGCTGACGTACAGCACCGCCGAGCCTTGTGGACAGCTTAGACCCTCAATGATTAAGGTAGTAGCCGCTAACCTAGACTTGCCACACCGCCGTCCGGCTGCGATTACCTTAAACCGAGTCTGGTCTGTATAGACCTCTTGTTGCCAAGGAAGGAGAGAGAAGTTGAGATCAGACATCCGTAATATCCTCTACAAGTGGTGTAGGCGCTCCAAGACCCGTAATGTTGATCGTCACTGCTGACCTCTGAGACTTGTCCTTCTCAAACATAGACATAGGCAACGTCCGGTCAAGACACATCTTCAACGCCGCCATCTGACCAGGATGATCATCATTCAAAGCAATCTCAATCACCTTCTCAGCAACATCCTTACCCCCAGAACGAATCATCAGCTCTTTAAGCTCCCTTAGACGCTGTGTATCAGTCTTAGGTAAAACCGCAGGTGGGTTCTCCGCATATCGTTGTATCGTCATCTTGATCGGACGGCCACGCTTCTTCTTTTCCATATTCGCCTTTTAGCTTTTTAAGAGGGTGGGATGCTCCTGTAAATATTACAACACAACCCGACCCCTCCCCCCCCCATGTGACCACCAACCAACAAGTCAGTGAGCGCTTACTTACAACCAGGTGAGTGAGCATTCACATCTAAGTCAGTGACCGCTAACCTCTATGTTAGTGACCGCTCATATATAAGTTAGTGCTTGCTAACATCAAGGTTAGTCAGTGCTCACTTACAAGGCCAGGTCAGTGAGTGTTCACTTACATCCAGGTTGGCGAGTGCTCACTTCGATGTTAGTGGGCGCTGACATCAGGCTAAGTTAGTGGCTGCTGACTTGCTAAGTTAGTGGTCGCAAACATGTGAGAGGGCGATGCACCATTTCAGGGCTACCTAAATAAATCTCACCTATACATCTTTTCCGGAATAGATCACCAGATCGAAATCTTGATCCGGCCTGTACCCTTGGCGATGCACATGCGCGTAAAGCTCTAACAGCTTATGCCATCCTCTAGATAGATCACCCTCTCCTGCTGTGAGAATGATTTGTCGCTCTGCATCGTTTAATGTTCGATCAAGTCGCTTGGTGTCGATTTTGCAGGGTCTACCATTCATAGCTTAATCCTATCAAAAATTCAAATTGTATAGATTTAATTGTCTTGTGTATTGTGTAGAAGCCTATACATTAGATACATCAACAACCACAGGAGCAACGATATGACACATCAAGACATCAAGCAAAGCAAGGCCGCGGGTAACAGCAATTGGGAGATCTTAGGCCAAGTAATCGCCTCTGGATACGACTATGCCGATGCGGTCTATAGGGTATCCGTAGCCTTACGCATGGCCTCAGATGAACGACAGTGTATGGAGCAAGACTATGAGCAGTGCTACTAATCAAAGGGGCAACGACATGCAAGCGAAAACGATAGAGAAAAGCATTTTTTGGCAACAGCAAGTTATCAAGCAAAGCCGCGATCCGGTGCAGATAGCTAGATGCAAAGCCGCGATTCAACGACTGCAAGATCAACTCAAAGGGGCTACAGCATGACTTACAACCCAATGACCGAAGCACTTGATTTTGTCTTGTGGCTTATGGGTGATGGCATCGAATTAGACGATGCGCTAACCAAAGCCGCTACGCGTCTCCATGTCGAGCGTGACGCGCTCGCGCTTGCATATCACCAGAAAGGCTAACCATGACCCGCTATTACATACACATCCCACAATGGATTCATGTCGCCATGACAACCTACGGCACAAGCCGTAAAGATGCCATTGCACGATTTAAACACCAGCACGGGCTAATTCGCATGCCTAGTGGCTATGGCATTTGGGAGGCTTGAGCAATGACCCGCAACATTTTCACACGGCGCGGCCGCTTAATGCTCGCTATCGTCAACACAGCCGGCGCGCTATTTTTTGTGGCATGCCTGTTAGTGCTCATGCTGGCCTACTTCGACGTGCTCACAAAATAAGGGGATCGACATGATATTTTTTATCCGTGACTGTAACGGCCGCATTGTTGGCAACCCTAAAGGGTATGCAACCATACGCGGCGCCGAAGCACAGCGCGATATGCACGGCTCACCCGCAAATCGCGCAATTTGGGAGGCATTTTGGGCTAGCGACAAAAAACTACCCAACGGCTCGATTTTGCATATTTCCAGCATCAGATTAGAGGGCTAAACCATGCCAAAAATTAGCATTACCTCAAAACTCGACGGGATTCGCTCGTGGTCTTTGCAAGCCCTAGACACATGTCCAGGGTCTATTTCATCGCCTGGTGTGCTGGTTGACGCCTGTCGCGGGTGCTATGCGACGACAGGAAATTACCGGTTTGCCAATGTGCGCGCGCCAAGGGAGTTCAATCGCACGGATTGGGAGCGGTTCGAATGGGTTAACGAAATGGTGCAGGAATTAGAACGGGATCGCTATTTTAGGTGGTTTGATTCGGGTGACATGTATAGCCTCGCGCTAGCGGAGAAAATGCTTGAGGTAATGATCCGCACACCTTGGTGTAAGCATTGGCTACCTACCCGCATGCACAAATTCCCGAAATTCGCTATGGTGCTGCGCGAAATGCAAGCATTGGATAACGTTATGGTGCGCCCGTCGTCGGATTCGATTGTCGGGGTTTTTACGCCTGATCTGCACGGATCCGTTATCGTTCCCGATTCTAGGGTTAACCCTGACATGGTCACATTGTGCCGTGCATACGAAAACGACGGGAAATGCTCTGGTTGCCGTGCCTGTTATGACAAAACTGTCCCTGTTATCGCATACCCTGCACATGGCAAAACAATGGCAAAAGTGATCAGAATTAAAGTGGCGGGTTAAACCATGCAAAACAACACTTATCCAAAATTTGACACTCATGCGGCCGCTACATGTTTTCATTGTGCCGCGCCAATTGGTCGCGAAAAACCGCTTTTCTATGGTTTTCCGGCCGGTGCATATGGTATTTGGTGCGACACATGCAAACTTCGCACCTATTACGATACGCCGGATAAATCGGTCAAATTCGACGTTAAAGGCGATCCACTAACGCCAACATGCGGGTGCGGCTGCACTACGCCACGAAATCAATGGGGCGCGCGCGACGGCTGGCCTGAGTGCCCCGATTGTGGCATGGTTTGATTTTCAGTGCATGCGGCCGTTAATGGCTGCATGTGCGGACAATCCGTCCGGCAAAAGGGGAAACCATGAAAACAGCAGAACATTTTGCACTTAACCAGTGGCTTACGGAATATCCCGACAACCTTACTTATGCGGAAGTCATCGCGCTTTTGCAAGACCCTGAGAACACATGGCGCGCGGAAAGCATTTCCGTATGGGAAGCTGCCGAAAGTTTCCCGTTGGAACATGTCGCACAATTCATCAACGATACAAAATCACATTTTGAAAGAGTTACAGCATGATCAAAATTAAAACTACGCGGCCGGTTGGCGCACAAATTGCAGAGATTGGCGCAAATGGGCGCGAATACAACATAAGGAATTTAGATATGCAAACCAATAGTTATTTAGAAACTATTCAATCAGCGCTTTTTTGCGCTTATGACTTACGCAACGCCATGACTAGCGAAGATAAACGACGCCCAACGGAAAACGATAACTTTGGCGACACCATAGCTGAATTGATCGCGCATCTTGAAGCCTTAGAGGTGGCAGCATGACCCAGACACAAGCACTCACTCGCGCTCTGGTATTGGCGCTCTGCGCTCCCACTGACGCAAAAGCGCAACAAGCGGCCGAACTAGCGGAACAATTCGCGCAGGGTCTAAGCGATGCCACTGTTGAACAATGCAAAGCCGATGCCTTAGCGGAGCGTGACCGATGATTTATGCTGCCATTGCCCTGCTCATTCGAATATTGACAGGAAAACGATAACTTAGGGGCTTTTGCCCCTTTTTTACGCCCAAAAAAAACCCATCGCGCTAACAATGGGCAAGGCTGGCAACTGCTTGTCAGCGCCTTTATTCTAGCTCAGGCACAGGTATGCCCACCGGCCATTGACCCGCGTCTAGTAGGCTTTGCACTGTCTTTATGTGCGCTTTTGTCCAGGCGTCTTGCCTCTCTGCCCTAGACATTTTCGCGCCTTGGTCAATCTCAAAATGGCAGGTTTGGCAGAGTGCCGCAGTGTATTCGTCGCTGGCTTTAATGCTCTTACCCTTGCCATGTTGCGCCATGTTGGAGTGCGCTGCTTGCACTTGTGACCCACTGCCACAGCGCTGGCAATCGAGGCTGGCAACCAGTTTTAACAGCGGTTTGCTCCGAATGTACCTTTGTTTCACTGGTGCGCTCTGTCTTGCATTCGGTTAGTGGCTTCGCGTGTTCTAAAAATCTCAATGTCTAGTCTGGCGGCTTCCATTTCCCACTTTAGAACTTCCTCCGCTTCAATGGCCGCTGCCAAACCCTTTAGCAATTCCGTGTAACTGGGGTCGGCGTAAGCCTCGCGCTCTTGTGCGCTGGTGGTTTTTATGCCATTTTGGTGCGCTTTAGACATCAAAAGCGCCTTTTTTGTCTTTCTATATTCCTCAATGTACACCCGCTGACCCTTGGCTTTGCCATAGGCGGGTGCGTTGTCTCTAATTGTCTGGGCTGCTTCTTCGGGTTTCATTTGACCTCCATCACCATGACATCAACACCCGCATTTGATGCGTAAACCTTGGTTACATGGGCGTCCACGATCTGCGTGTCATCCAGGTAAACGATACCATTCATGGCATCACAGATCGATTTCGACACATTGTCCCAGTCTGGCTTCTTTGTTGGGCGCTCCAAACCGCTTAAACAGGCTTCAGTGCGTTTTTTAGAGTACGACTGAGGGACTGCATGCCTGATGTATAAAAAAACGCTTACAGGCGTTTCTAGCGGGTCGGTGCTGCCCATTGCTTCCGCTGCAAAAGACTTGATAAGGGTTTCGTAATCCAGTGTTTGCTTATCGGTGTAAACCCTAGTAAATTTCCCAGCGCGGCTGAAGCGTGGTCGCCCCTTGCCTTTCGGGTCGCCCTCAACTTGAAAGTGAATTTGCATCATGTTGCTGCCTGTTCATTTCGTTTGTCAAGATATCGGCTGTAGCCTGGCCACGAATCCGAATGATGTCGTCCTTCACTCCTAACCACCATGTCCGTGCTTTCACTTTGCCCAATAATTTCACTTTCTGGGCATAACGCTGTTTCCATTCCATGCTTTCGCATTGGATCATGTAGATCGCCAGTGGCGTACAGGGCGGCGCTGATTTGTTCAAAACTGTATCTTTTGCCATCGCGCGCTTTGTCCAAAAGTTTGTTTGCAAGTTCACGATTCATGCAATGCCCCGCGCCATGCTTTCTGCTGTAGGTTGCTCAAAACTTCACCGGCCAGCTCACGGGCCTTTAGTTTTTTTGCCCACAATTTGTAATCAGTAGGCGCACTCGCTAGCTTGGTCAAGTTGGCTATGGCTTGCATTTTTTCATCCATGCTCATTGGCTCTACCGGCTTTGGCTCTACAGGCGCTGACCGTCTTGCGAATGCTTGCAATTCGCGGGTTGTAATCATTGACCAATTCTTCGGCTCTGCCCATGCATGCGCCCCGCATAGCATTTGGCTTGACACCGACCAACGATTCGGGCATTCGTGCGCTTTGCACATCAAATCCCGATCATCCTGAACAGGGGCTTGGGTCTTGAAGTTGTTAAGCGCCATGATATTTTCCCTCAATGATTTTGGCGAAGTTAGATGGCTTCAAAATCCACTCAAGATCGGCAGCAAATGACCGTCCGTCCTTGGAGTTCACCTTTCCGGTCAAAAACTTGGATTGGCCGATATGCCGGAAAAAGTCTGCCCACCATGCTAGGACATCGTTGGCATCAATGGCCTTGGTCTGAACCAGTTCGGTAGCCACCTCACGCCATCGTTGTCTGAGATAGCCCTGTCTAGCGGCATTCCAGACCTCAACCTTTCGCAGTGTTGGCAGGTGGTGGTGGTACAGGCTGATGACTTCCGTGTGTTTGCAATCAGGAATTTTGGACTCAGGTTCACCGGCAGGTGGACATATATAGGTATTTAATTGGTTATTGGTTCTTGGTTCTTGGTTAGCATCAATAACAGGTGCATCCGCATTGCGTTCGGTATGCGTTCGCATTGGATTCGCATTGCTCCACCTTGCGTTTGCACTGTTTGCTGCCTTTTCCTTCTTGCCATGAAAGTCAGCAATCTCCTTGTCGCATCGGTTGTGCCGCCATCCATCCTCTTGCAAAACAAAGAAATGGCGCAGGATTAGATGCACTGTTTTTTCATCCGAACGCATAGCAAACGCAATGCTTTCGCAATCGTTGTGCAATGGCTTTTCGTCTAAGTAGTATTTCCAGAGCATCCGTAGGTAGATGCCCATCTGGTCATTGCTAAGATGCCCAGTGTCTTTTAAAAAGTCACCGATATGGTGTCGGTAGTAGTGCATTGTTTACCCTTTTACGCACCCTTAAAAGAAACTGCGGCAGGGGAGGGTGTAACCCTTTTCGGCTGAGAGATCAGGCTCAGCCTAGCCGTGTTTCAAAAAAATTATAGCTTATTAAACCATTCTGGTCTGATGACCATCAACTGATACATCCGCCCCTGCGGTAGAGCTGTCCACTGAAAGACCGCACCCCTGGTCACGCCCAACAGCCTTGCCAACTTGGACTGTGAACCGGCTTTATCAATCGCTTCTTGTTTTGTCATTAGTCGATTCTACTACACAATAAATTTGTTGCTAACGAGGGAAAACCCCTACAAAAAAGGCTTGACGGGTGTTTAGTGGCCTCTACAATCACCGCATGCCCCAACATTTCGTAGGGGTCTTTTTGGGAGATAGCATGAATGTAGTTTTCGACGAAATGATAGACGGCTTTCGCTTCACCGGCCTTGCGGAAAAAGAAATCGGTGAGGAAGCCACAGAGATCAGCCCTAGCTGGCCGACCTTTTACACAGTCTTTGCCCTGCACATCGATGGGTCACACAAAGACTGCCTCGACATCATCAACCCAGCCATTATTCAACGCATTGAAACAATGCTTTCGGAGGACGTATGAACGACTTAGCCACTCTCAAAAACATAGCCAAAAAACGCCACGACAACCCTCAAGAACGTCTGGCTTGCTATGTTGAACTTCTTGAGGCCCATATCGAAACCCAAAACGAGGTGATCGAGACATTTGAGCAAGAACTCAAC